AGTACGTCTGACTATGGCGGATTCACGCAAACCAACTTGCGCAGGATCGCGGCCACCATTGGTGTCACCTACGAAGATCTGACGGGCGATTATTCGCAGGTGAATTTCTCCAGCGCACGGATGGCGCGCATGGCCCACTGGGCCAACGTGCACGATTGGCGATGGAACATGCTCATCCCTCAGCTCTGCCGCGGCGTTTGGGGTTGGGCGATGGAGCTGTCCGCCGGGCTCGAAGGGTGGACGGAGACCCCGGGCGCCGAGTGGTCGCCACCTCCCATGCCGATGCTCGAGCCTGATAAAGAAGGGCTCGCCTATTCGCGCCTCGTGCGCTCCGGGGCGATGACCCTGTATCAGGCGATCCGCGAGCGCGGCGAGGATCCAGCCTCGCATCTGGCCGAGATAGCAGAGGGCAACGCCAAGCTGGACGAGCTGGGCATCTGGCTCGATTCCGACCCGCGACGCACATCGGCGGCCGGCCTCACCCAGGCCAGGCCGGGTGGCGGAAACGACGAGGGTACTTGACATTTCTCTCGGCCTCATATCCAGGCCGAGGACATGGGAGAGATCACCCAAACGCGCAACATCGGCCCGCTGTCGCTCCGGGCGTCGGTATCCCCCGGCAGCCTGAACGAGGAAAAGCGGACCGTCGATGTTGTGTGGTCCACGGGCGCGCGCGTTATGCGCGGGTTCTTTGACCGCTACTGGGAAGAGTTGTCCATGTCGCCGAAGCACGTGCGCATGGACCGGCTCAAGAGCGGCGCTCCGCTGCTCGACGCGCACAACGGATTCGAGCTGCGCGGCGTGATCGGCGTAGTCGAGTCCGCGAAGATCTCCAACAAGGAAGGTGTGGCCACCGTGCGCTTTGCGCGCGCTGAGGATGACCCGAACGCGGACGCGATTTTTCGCAAGGTTCGCGACGGGATCATCCGCAACGTCTCCGTGGGCTATCGCGTGCACCGGCTCGAAAAGGTGGCAGACGGCGACGATCAGATTCCCGTCATGCGCGCCACGGACTGGGAGCCTTACGAGATTTCCATGGTGCCCATGGGCGCCGATGCCGGCGCCGGCGTGCGTTCCGGTGATGCCGATACGAACCCCTGTGAATTCGTCGCCGGCGAGCGACGCGAGGTACGAACCATGGCAGATGAAAAGACCACGACCGAGGCCACTGCACCCCCATCCAGCCCCGCGCCGGTGACGGTCGCCGAACGAGCTCCCGCGGCCGGCGATGCGCTCATTCGCGCCGAGGCCATCGCCACGGAGCGCGAGCGCATCGCGTCCATCCAGCGCATCGCATCCGCTCTCGGCCTGCCCGCGGACTTCGGTGCCCGGCACGTCAACGAGGGCACCGACATCGACGCTTTCCGCGCGGCTGCCATCGACGAGCGCGAGCGCCTCCACAAGCCCATGGTCGAAGATGCCGGCCGCGTCTCCGCGGTCCCCGGCGGCGATGAGCGGGACAAGTGGATGCGCGGCGCCAGCGACTGGATCATCCTCCGCGCGAGCGTGGGCGCCACCGTCACCGGCGCGGCCCAGAAGCGCGGGGAGACGCTGAAGCTCGACGCCGGCGAATTCCGCGGCCTGTCGTTCATCGACCTCGCCCGCCAGTCCTTGGCTCGCCAGGGCGTGAACACGCTCGGCATGGACAAGATGACGATCATCGGCCGCGCTCTGACCGAGCGAGGAGGCGGATATGCCGCCACCGGGGATTTCCCGGTACTGCTCGAGAACACGCTGCACAAGGTTCTCCTGGCCTCCTACGGCATCACCGCGGATACCTGGTCGATGTTCTGCACCACGGGAAGCGTGTCCGATTTTCGAGCGCACAACCGCTACCGGCTCGGCAGCTTCGGCCGCCTGGAGACGGTCAATGAGCACGGGGAATTCAAGAACGCCGCGATCCCGGATGGCGAGAAGGAAAGCATCTCCGCCACGACCAAGGGGCGGATCATCGGCATAACTCGCCAGGCGCTCATCGACGATGACATGAGCGCGTTCAGCCGTCTGGCCACGCAACTCGGGCGCGCCGCTCGTCTCTCTATCGAGGCTGACGTCTACGATACGATCGGGCTGAACTCGGGCCTTGGGCCGCTCATGAACGACGGCAACCCGTTGTTCGATGCCGCTCACGACAATCTCGGGACGGCATCCGTGCTGGGCGTGGCTGCACTCGACGCGGATCGCGTGGTGATGGCCGAGCAGCTCGACCCCAGTGGCAACGAGTACCTCGACCTGCGACCGGCGATCATGCTCGTTCCCATCGGTCTCGGCGCTCAGGCCCGCGTGCTCAATGCGGCCGAGTTCGATACCGATGCCGTCGACGCCGGCACCGATGAGCAGAACAAGTTCATGAAGCCGAACAGCGTGCGCGGTCTGTTCTCCACGATCGTGGACACGCCGCGCCTGTCCGGAACCAGGCGCTACCTGTTCGCCGATCCCATGATCGCCCCGACGTTCGAGATCGCTTTCCTCGATGGCAATCAGGAGCCGTTCATGGAAATGAAGGAGGGCTGGCGCAAGGACGGCGTCGAGTGGAAGGTGCGAATGGACTACGGCGTGGCCGCTACCGATTACCGCGGCGCCGTCACCAACGCCGGCCAGTAGCCGCGCGTAATGACTCGCCTGATCGCAACGTGATACCGCCGGCGACTTTGGCCGGCAGACGGGAACATCATGAATAACTATCTACAGCCCGGTAACGTCGTGACGCTCACCGCGCCCGCTGGCGGCGTCACGAGCGGTACGGGATACAAGATCGGCCAGCTCTTCGTGGTGGCCACGAATGACGCCGATGCTACCGACCCGTTCGAGGGGATGACCACTGGCGTCTTCACCATGCCGAAAACCACCGGCACGGCGTGGACAGAGGGCGCGCTTCTCTACTGGGATGACAGCACGGATAAGGCCACCACGGTTGCCGCCGGTAATCTCCTGATCGGATGCGCTTCGGTGGCGGCTCTCAGCGCAGATGCCACCGGTGTCGTCCGGCTCAATTCCACCGCCCGCGCGGATGGCATCTCCGATGCCGAGCTCGAGGACGATGCCGTCGATACCGCCGCGATCCAGGACGACGCCGTGACGACGGCGAAGATTGCGGACGACGCTGTCACGGCGGCCAAGCTCGCCGACGACGCCGTGGTGACGGCGAATATCGTCGACCTGAATGTCACGAGGGGGAAGCTCGAGGCGGCGCTGGTATCCGCGGCCTCCGGTATCGCTATCTACGACCACGCCGACGACGTCGGCGTGAACATCCTGATCGCCGCCCAGGCTGGGATCGACCGGACCGTGATGGTCGTCGCCAAGGTCACCGAGACGCTCGCCGGAACCTCGACCACACCGGTCTTCGATGTGGGTTATGCCACCGATCCTGACAATATCATCGATGGCCTGACGTCCGGCACCGATGGGGATGTGTTCCTGGGCGTGGGCACGCTGCCCGCGGGGGAGTCGCTGGACGTGACGGTGGCCGATGGTACGGGTGGCTCCGAGGCCGGCAAGCTGCAGGTCGCAGCGATCGTCGTGCCAACGTAACCATGGCGTTCGCGGATCTCGTGGCGCGTATCGACCGTGCTGTGCAGGGACACCTGGGCAGCGTGACGGTCACCTATTCGCCCGAGGTCGGCGATGCCGTGGATGTGCAGGGTATATTCGATGCCAATTACGTGTTGCTTGACCAGGGCAATGCGGGCGTCGAGCAGGTAGGCCCTGCCGTCTGGCTGCGTCTCGAAGACCTGCCCGTCAATCCAGAGGACGACGAGCCGACGATCACCATCGGCGCGCTCTCATATAGCGTTCGAGAGCGCCAAACGGATGGCGATGTCGGCGGATCAATTCGGCTTCTATTACACCGGGCGGATCTCTGATGGCGCACCAGCGGCAGGTCATACGGCACGCGATCCGCGACCTACTCGACGGCGTGACTACGGCCGGCACGCGCGTGTATGCGACGCGAGTGACGCCGTTCCGCCGCAACGAGCTGCCGGTGATATCGGTGTACACGCTCGAAGAGTCGGTGACGTCTGAGAGCGTCAACACGTTTCCCCGCGAGCTCACCCGCGAGCTGCCCGTGATCATCGAGGGATGGGTGGCGCCGGGGGATAATCCGGACGACTCGATGGATGCGCTGGCCCTGGAAATCGAGACGGCCATGCACGCCGATCCATATCTCGATGGGGAAGTAGCCGAGTCCATTCTCGACAGCACGGCCATGGAAGTCTTACAGAAGGGCGATCGCCTTACCGGCATCGTCGCGCTCACGTATCAGATCACGTACCACACGTTTGCTCCGGTTGCGCCTACGGACATCGACGACTTCGAGACCGTCGGGGCAACGTACAACCTCGGCAACGAGGTGCACGAGGACGACGACGCACACGACGTTTTCGACGTCGAGGAGGATGCATGAAGCTCAACGTGAAACCCGCCAAACCGGCGCTCGTCGTGCGCGACCCGCACACGAAACGGGCATTGCCACCCGATGGCGGGCGCGTGCCGGATACCAACTACTGGCGGCGGCGAATTCGCTCTGGTGATGTCGTCCTGGTTGACGATCGCCCCAGGCACGCGCCCGCCAATCCGCTGCAGAAAGTCGAGGTGTAGCCAATGGCTATTAGCTTCAACGATGTCCCCAGCGCCATTCGCGTTCCGTTCGTGGCCGTCGAGATCGACGCGTCACAGGCATCACAGGGGCCCGCGTTGCTCGCCTATCGCGCGCTGCTCATCGGGCAGAAGACCGCCGCCGGCAGCGCCGCGGCTGACTCCCTGCACAAGGTGACGAACGTCGAGCAGGTTATCGGACTTGCCGGTCGCGGTTCCATTCTGCACCGCATGGCGGTGGCATGGTTCGCGAGCAACACATTCACCGAGGTCTGGCTCGGCGTACTCGATGATGACGCGGCGGGAACGGCGGCCGCCGGAACGATCACCGCCACCGGGCCGGCTACGGCGGACGGGACGATCGCCCTGTACGTTGGCGGTCAGCGCGTGACCGTGGGCGTTATCTCTGGTGATAGCGCCGATGATATCGCGACCGCGATCGCTGCCGCGCTTCCGTCCACGTCGGATTTGACCGTGACCGGCGCCGTCGATGGAGTCACAACCGAGGAGGTGGACGTCACCTTCCGGCACAAGGGGCTGGTCGGAAACAGCTTCGACGTCCGCCACAGCTACCGAGATGGTGAGGATCTCCCAGCAGGTGTCGGGCTGACCATCGTGCAGACGACAGGTGGTGCCACCAATCCGACGCTCACGGATCTGATCGCGGCCATGGGTGATTCATGGTTCCAGATCATCGCGCATCCGTATACGGATGCCACGAGCCTGACGGCTATCGAGGGAGAGCTGTCGAGCAGGTTCGGACCGATGCGCATGATCGACGGCCTCGCGATCACGTCCGCTGCTGGCAGCCATTCGACGCTGACTACGCTCGGCGACGGGCGCAACAGCCCGCACTCCGTGATCGTAGCGCAGGCCGGCGCATCGCCGCTCACGCCGCCGATGGAGTTCGCTGCCGAGGTGGCTGCGATCGTGGCGCGCTTCGGCGCTGCGGATCCGGCGCGGCCGTTCCAGACCTTGGCCATGCGCAACGCGCTGCCGCCCGCGGAGAGCGACCTGTTCACGCTGGAGGAGCGCAATCTGCAGCTCTTCGATGGCATCGCAACGTCTCGTGTCGGTGCCGGCGATGTGGTCCAGCTCGACCGCATCATCACCACGTACCAGGAGAATGCGGCCGGCGCGGATGACATCGCGTACCTGGATGCCACCACGCTGCTCACGCTGCTGTACCTACGCTACAGCTTCCGCGTGCGCATGCAGTCGCGCTACCCGCGCCACAAGCTGGCGAACGACGGTACTCGCTTCGGCTCCGGCCAGGCCGTGATCACGCCGCTCCTGGGCAAGGCCGAGGCCGTGGGGTGGTTTCGCGAAATGGAGACCCTTGGTCTCGTCGAGGGCGCCGATCAGTTCAAGAGCGATCTCGTCGTCGAGCGCGACGTCAGCAATCCCAATCGGCTCAACTTCCTGTTGCCGCCGGATCTCATCAATCAGCTCATCGTCACGGCGGCGCAGATTCAGTTCCGCTTGTAGGAGACCGTCATGGCACAACGCAGAGGCGGAGTGATTCAACTTCAGGTCAACGGCGAGGTGTACGACGCCAAGGGGAATTTCACGTCCAACCTCGGTCTCCCTATGCGCGCGGCGATCGTTGGCGCAGATCGCGTCCATGGATACAAAGAGACGCCGCAAGTCGCTTTTATCGAGGGCGAGATCACGGACCGCAAGGATCTCGATCTGGCGACCCTGGTGACGCTGAGGAACGCGACCGTCACCCTGACTCTCGCA